TCGGGTCGTGCGCGACGGTCCTGTTTACGGATACACGGTTGCGGAGCAGAAGGCTGCGTGGGATGGGCTTTTGGCCCAACTCGCAGCCACCTCGGGACTTCTCACCACCAAATTTCTTGGTGGTGAGAGCTGACCGCGGCCCACTTCCCCTTTGGCGGTTGAGCATGCCGTCAGGGTCGCGACCGGTGGGGCTCTTTAATCGGAGCCCCATCGGTGGTCGGAACATCAGGCTAGGCATCCTGGCTGACCTTCATTAAGGAGGCCGCAGGTGAAAAGGCTGATGTGGTTCGCGCAGGAGGTTCTCCATGATTTGGAGAACTGGTGTGACGCAAGCACCGCTCGAGACAGAAAAACTGTCGCGAGTCGCGTTGAACACGAAGGGGTTGAGTTTCTTACTCTTACCCTTCCGACCTATGGCAGAGCTCTCGAAAGAGGCCTGGCCGATGGTTGGTTTACTCCCAGCCTGAGTAGTTTTCACTACAAAGGAGCGCTCCCGGTATTTCTATCGGGTTTGCTGGAGCTCGTGTTCGATCGAGGTACTGGCAAGCTGCTCCATGATCCGTCGGTCACGGCGATCTGGGCAATACGTCAGTTTACACTGATGTTTGCCAAGGTCTTACCACCAGACGACAATAAACAATTGCGTCGTTCGGTGGCCGCGATCAACAAATACATGGAGTGTGAGTCGGATGTACAAGAAACCAACATGGCGATTGACCTTTCTGATACTGGCCAATTCGCTCGTATTGGTTCTCTGCTTTGGGCTAGGGTTTTCACTGACGTTGACCAAAAGGTCAGCGCCATCCCCAGTGGAATCATCCCAAGGCATGGGCCCGGTGCCACCGCTGACAAGCTTGCGGGAAACCGTAAGTGGACCCAGTGTGAGTGGACGGAGAGACTGGAACTTGTGTTCGCTTCTAGCGAGCATCTCGTATCCAGTTGGAGTTCCCTCCCGGAGCTCCCCGTTGTGCAGTTCCGCGAACCTGGTGCCGAGCGACCCGTCAGGGTCGTTACGGTGCCTAAGACGTTCAAAACCCCTCGAATCATCGCTATTGAGCCAACGTGCATGCAATACATGCAACAAGGCCTCATGGCGGCGTTCGTTGAGTCCGTCGACAAGGATGACTCCTCTAGACGGCTTGTCGGCTGGGCAAGCCCGGTGTTTAATCACCGTCTTGCTTGGCAGGGCTCTCGACATGAGAGTTCAGCAACGCTGGATCTCAGCGAAGCATCCGACAGAGTCTCGAATCAGCATGTACGA